CTCCATCACCGTCAATCCTGTTGTCACCATTGCTGTCAAAGTAACTCCTCCTTTAAGCGTTGGTGTAACTCCTCGGCACTGCCCACCCACCCATACCAAGTGCTCCCATCTTTCGGCATCCTCTCCAGGGACGGGAACACTTTACTCTCCTCATCCTCTTTTCTAACTAAATCCTCCAGGAACTGGGCTATCAACTTTACTGAGGCCCTTGGCTCTGCTACCAGATCCACAAACGTCAGCTTCTTTCTTTCTGCTGCCACACTACATTTGCTATACGGTTGACCCTGCACTTTCTCAGGTACACCCATGACGTCAAACACTACAACGCTGAGAGCACACGCCTCCTCGTATACGGCGCTTCTTTCTTCGCAGCGCTCCTTCTCTAAATACCCACAAATGGCATCTTTTACCTCATCTCGTAAGCTATTTCCTTCTTCCATCTAACCCCTCCTTAAAGTAATCTTACTGTCTCTTCAACACCTACAATCATTATCCAATCCGTCTGGAACCAAGCCTTGCCGTCATGCGAAACATCCCGGTTCCAGAAAGAGTGAGTAAAGCCTACCTCCTTTGGGTCCCCACTCTTCGTATCTACATACACTTTTCTTTGACCATTTGGAACTTGACCATACCGGTCAGACAGGAACTCCTTTACGGCATGGAGATCTGGAAAGGATTTGCTGACAGGCCAGGAACGATATCCAATTGTAGGGAGGGCAGTGTCAGAGGAGGAAGTGGGGAAACTGCTTACTTCCTTTTCTGGCCTGCAGCGCTACTGGAATTGCCTGGAAAAGGCATACCGAGCACAGAGGTTGCTGGGTCGTGGCAGGGTGGTGCTCGGCTCCTTGCTGATTGCAAGTGGCGATGGCCAGTCAGAGTACGGGTACTATTTCAATCCACCTCTTGAGTTTCATGCATGGCTGGATTTAGGGTCAGGAGTTATATTTGACCCGGCTCTCCCAGGGGTGATTGAGAAGGGCCTTACAACGTGCGATTCTGTAGGCCCCTATATAATAGATAGAGAGCCGGTGATTTTGGCAGGCCAACCATTGGATTGGATGAGATACGAGAGGATGTATTGAATTGAAGTTGAGCACTATATGGGCAGAGATGGCTAGACGCAAAGTAAAGTTTCACAATAATGAAGAGTGGGACCAAATAAGACTTTGGGGCCTGTTTGACTGGGGAATTGTAAGCAGCCTGCTTAGAGACGGTCGTTTACGTACGACAATGAAGAAGGAGAATAGGATAATTTGGGTGACCCCCTCGAAGGATGTGTGGGAAACCAAGATAAAGCCTTTGGTAGATGCATATTCATTAGATGAGCTGACAGCTTTAGCAGGTTGGTATTAAAGTGGAGGTGTGGGATGACAGGATTAACAAGAAATGATTATAAGAGAGTACTAGACGTGCAGGATGCCTGTAACTTGTCTGGTGTAGTGCATAGTTTTGCTGACATAATCGAGAAAGTTTGGGAGGAGGCGAGACAGCATGGAATGGCACGGACTGGGTGAATTGCCACCCGATCTGCGTGCTTTTCACTGATAAGATGGCCGATTTGGCTGGTAGCAATGGTAATGTCCACCGAGCCTATGCAGCCTGCGTGCGTAGCAAGGAGCTGATGATAATGAGTGACACGTGTTGGTTTGAAATAGAGTTCAGGCGAGAGGATCTCCCAAAGTTTACGAAAGTCTTGGAGAAGTATGTATGGGACGGCTGTTGGTGGGATGAGGATCAGAGTGAGCCAGAGGACAAGACGATAGTAGCTGTTGTTTATGATGCAAATTATGGCTGGTACGATGAGTTACAGTCTTTGGCGGCGGAGGATCTTTCTTTTACAGTGCGCCATGACTCTGGCGGGGCATATGGCCCTTGTGTCTATGCCTGTTACAAGGGTGACATGGTAGAATGCAACTCGGATCAGGAGGGGAACCCGTGCGTGCCTGTGTATAGGGATGGTATTGACGAAGTGGCTCTGGAGCAGTGTAGAAAGTACTGGGAGCTGGGCAAGAAGATCAAGGAAGAGGCTGAAATTACTTGACATTTTTGGCTCAGAATGTTATACTAAAAATAAAAGGAGGACATGGCGGTGGCATATGATGCAGCGAAAGATGAGGTAATCTGGGAAATTGGATTCGAGGAAATTAACGTCGCGGTTTGCAAGTATAACGGTGGTCCCACAAAAGTTCAGCTTTCTAGGCAGTATAGAAAGAAGGACGGCTCGTTGGGGTTGGGCAAGGTATGCCGTTTGACAATGGATGAGTTTGAGCGCTTGTGTGACAGGAAGGAGAAGGTACTGGTGCATAGGTCTGCATAGGTAGAAATTAATGCAGGCGCTTGCAAAAGTGGATAAGAAAAGGCGCAAGGGTCGATTGCAGGGGTTCCAGGGAGTACATAATTGTTGCAGCGCCCGGAGCTTAGGCAAGCCTGGAGTTGATCACCGTCCTCGCCGGGCATCGGCCCTTGCTTTTCTTATCCGCTTTTTTGCTAGGAGGAAGAGATGCCAAAGTTTAATGTGTACTTATTGACAACTGCCGGAGTTTGGAAGGGTATCGAGGCTGCTAAGTCAGATGCTGCTATAGATAAGGTGATAGATGATGAACCGTTGGATGCTGTGTTGAAGAGTGATGAGCAGTGGCGGTTGGTTGCAGAGGAAGTGGATGAAGAAGATGAAGAAATTGAAGAGTAGTGGTTGTATGCTAGTGAATGTAGGAAAAGCAGTCTTGATCCTAATGCTGCTTATTCCTGCGGTGTGGATGGTAGTTGGGATGGCCCTATGGGCAGTAGTAGCAGAATAAAGGGAAGGTGGTAGAGATGGCAAAAAGGATGGATAAAACGAATAGTATTAGTACTTGGGTACAGGGAAGGTTTATTGATGGTGAAGCTTATGACCATATGCCAGCTGACTGGAAGGAGAGGCGCAAGAATGAGGAGTGCCATTTGGTTAGGAATGGCCATGGAGGCTCAGCCATCTGTTGGTGTAATGATCCGGAGGATGCCAAGTGGATAGCTGAAAGGTTGAACCTGGCTGCAAAGCTGGAGGTTACTGGAGTTGTCAAAGATGAATCAAAGGTGGCAAGAGTTGGAGTTTAGGTGTGATGGTGATGGGCGGCATGTTTATTGTAAGCACAAGGGAGGGATGGCATACCAGTACCATACTTATGTTGGGTGCTGTGTTAGGTTGTGTGACAGGGCAAGCCATTGCCCAACTTTAACTGAGGAAGAGAGAAAGTTGGTGAAGAGGCAGGGGATAGTACAGCCAAGAATACTTGGGCTGTGAATGACAATTTTTTACACCTCCAGGATTAGCGAGATCAGGAGATGTTTTTTATACACAAAATTAATTACTTAAGAGTGGCAGTACAGGTCAATTTTGGTCACAAAATAACAATTTACGGCACTCATGTAGATATTGTACAGAATTGCAGTAATTTTATTAAACAAATCAACAACTTACGGCACCTCCCGAACCAGTTTTTGGCACGGTATATGCATTATATACTATTAAATAACAAAAAGAATGGAAGAAGTGGTGGTTCAGCAAGCCATGCGCTGCTGAGGGCGGAATAGCCTTAACACCTTTTGGGCGACAATCAGAAAATAGAAGGGGACGGCGAGATGGCAGTTAAGGTTAGAAGAAAGAGACCAAGACGGTCTGAGAAAGTAGACAAGTGGTTGGCTCAGCGTGCAGAAAAAGTACAGGCAAGATTGAAGCGACGAAGGGCTAAGCGAGAAAGCCCACCGAGCCCTGCCTCCTTAGTTGATGTTTGGCCAATTGGAAATGGGGGGCATGATGGATGTTAAAGAAATTAAGGTGAAGGCTGGGGAGATTAGAGAAATGGCTTGGGTCCTTGAGGGCATGTCCTGTGGCAAGGTAAGGGATGGTATAGAGAGGATTCGGAGGCATGCAGATGCAATCCTGCATTTTTTGGAGGAGCAGGAGGAAGAAGTCCATGTTTATGATGATGGCGGGATGTCCTTTGACAGGTACACAGTTTTTGTAGGAAGCGATGTGTATACCATGAGCAGCCACCCGCTGAACCCTCTGGGGATGAATCAATGGGCCGGCAAGGCTTCCGATTTTGAAGGACCAGACGGATTCAAGATTGGAAGCAGACTGCTTGGGGAGGATGAGGTTCCGCCTGAAGTCAGGGAGGCAATTGAACTTAGAAAGGTGCAAGCGCTTGCACCGGAGGTCAGTGATGCGGGATCTTAGAAACGAATTGAACATGGAATGCCCACGACCGAAGGGTGCTTATTTATCAGAAGCACCAGAGGAAATTTGGGGTGATCCCAATTGGATCCTTGAGGAAAAAGTTGACGGCGAGCGCTGGACGATGCAGCTTGGGTCAGAGCGATCAATGCTGGTCGGCAGGAACCGGAAGAACAAGCTGAAGGGTGTTGAGAAGGCCGGACCGTTCATGAGCCAGAATGACAGGAATCCATACTTGGCTGGGCTGAGGTCAAGACGGTTTGCGGGTACAATTCTGGATGGGGAGTGTACAGAGATCTACAAGCAAGATGGGACGTATGACAAGGCGACGATTGGGAGAGTAGAGGTTGGTGATTTTGTAGGGTTTACGACTTGGGGAGTATTGATGCTTAATGGGCTTGACGCCCGAGCACTTCCTGAAGATGTCCGGTGGCAGATAGCAAAGATAGTAGTAGAGGAACTGTACAGCAGTGGACAGGATTCAAAGCAAAAGCTGCGCTTGGCCTCCAGGGTTCCTGCGACGAAGGAGAATTTGCAGATAGTTTTTGACGCTGGTTACGAAGGAGTGGTCCTGAAGAATTTGCAGAAGGGTATACCGATTAACCAGGTGACAAATCCATTTTGGTGGAAAGTTAAGGGAGACAAGAACCGGACGGTAGATGCCTTTATAGTAGGCGTAACAGAAGGGAAAGAAGGGGGCTCTGGGGTTAATGGGATCAAGCCGGTTCCAAACGGGAAGGCAGCAACGTTTACAGTTGCCATGATGGACGAAGTGGGCAGGATAGTTGAAGTTGGGAAGCTGGAAGCGTTACCTGATGAACTGAGGGAATTAGGGTTTGAGTTTTTTGGTGCTTACCAGGGCCGTGTTGTTGAGCTGCTGGCAAGTGGCTGGGATGGTCGGGCGCTTCGTTTTCCAAGGTTTGTACGGTGGAGGACAGACAAGACCGCGTTTGATTGTAAAATAGCTGAACAGATAGGATGTGTAGTATGAGGACTAAAATAGTTAGTCTACTGGTTGGTGTGACACTCGGAATTGTATGTTTGGGGTGTGCAAAGACAATTCCGGATCAGGCCATGGTGTCTTGGGAGCAGGTTAACAGGTTTTACAATGGTATGTGCCACGCGGCAGCGACCTTTGGATTCGAGGCGGCATATGCCGGGTTTTCTGAAGACCAAATGCATAAGGAATTAAGGATTTGTTTAGAAGAGGATGAGTAGGCCACGAATACACACACATATCCTCATACCCTTTTTTCAGATAGTGCACATATGTGGCAACTATGAGTTCTTTTTTGGGGGTATATGATGTGGTATAAGATTGTAAAGTTTTCAGAGTTGGCTGACAGCTTGTCACCAAGGGACCATATATTGAAGGGTCAGCTCTGGATGACTTGATAGGGAAGCTACAAAAGAGACAGGAAAGGAGGAAGGAAGATGCAAAAATGTATTATTACCATCTTGATACTGCTTCTCTTGCAGGTTAGTAGTATGTGCATTGAGGCTGGCCAGGTAAAGTATACTGCAGGTGGGCATTTTTTTGCCCCTTCTGAGCAAATCTTGAGGAGGGTTATTAGTTATCAGAAGGGAGGTAACTACAGGGCTTTGGAGTCCATGAGCCAAATGGGTTTGGTGCTGGTTCCCGTACAGGGATTGCCTGTAGAGATCTATTCTGTGCGTGGGGTTATTTACAAGGTGCGGTTCCCAGCTGCCAGAACAATTTGGTGGACAACAAAGGATGCTCTTATGAACAGGGGTGGAGAGAGGTATGTAAAATGAGGGAGGTAGTAATTCGGTGGCTAGAAAGGTTGTAATATATAGAGGGTACGAGGCACTATGAATACACCTATATCTTTATACACTTTTTGGAGACAGTGCCCACAAGAGTTAAATATGAGTTCTTTTTTCAATGTGCCAGCGCTAATTTGTTGGCAGTTGGCTCAAGCCAAAAAAACTTGACTTAGCAGCCAAGTGTGTTATATTAAAAATAAAGGACACAAAAATGGGCGGCAAGCTGGGAGACACAAAAAGTCGGGAGATCAACAGTGCAGAAAAGCTGGCGTTGGAGCTGAAGGCTGCTTTACTGGCTGGTGGGAGAGAGAAGTTGGGGATGCACGTAGAAATTTGTGGATCAATTAGACGTAGAGTTCAAAGAGTGGGCGATATAGATATGGCAGTAAACTGGGACCTGCTGGAGTCAGTGGAGATTTTGGAAGAATGGGGAAGGAGGACTTCAACGGAAGTAATAGTGCTGTCAAACCTGGACACGGTTAAGAAGATTGTTAATCTATCAATTGATGGGCTGCAGATAGATATATATTTTGCATGGTTGGACCAGTGGGGGGCGATGGTTCTTTTCCTCACCGGAAGTCGCCTGTTCAATATAGTAATGAGGGGGAAGGCAAAGAAAGTAGGGTACAAGTTGAATCAGTATGGTTTGTGGCACGGAGACGAAATAATAGCTGGAAGGACAGAGGAGCAGATCTTTTTTGCCCTAGGGATGGAGTACGTAACCCCGGAGGAGAGATCGATTTCCTACAAGCGTATAAAGAAAATCAACCAGAAGGAGGAGATGTTATGCCAAAGGTAGAAAGAAATTTTGCGGCTGAAAAGGAGAAGGTGTATGTGACTGGTCTGCAGCTTATAAAGGCCCGGAGGGGAAAGGCAAAGAAGGATCCACTTTCACTGGTAGAGATTACAGAGGCATCCGGTCTTCCAAAGACTGCAGTTGCAAATGCTTTGAAGTGGCTGAAGCGAAAGGAGCTTGCGGACACAGCAGAGGTATCTGGGTGGTTCATGCTTTCTATGCACCCAAAGAGGGTAGAGAACTTTTGCTGGAAGCATGGAGTTTTTAAGGAGGTTTCTGGCCGGGGAAAGAAGAGACGAGTTTTTTGTCCTATATGTGATCGGGCAGCTATCAGGGCCGGAGGAGTGAAATAGCATGCCACCAAAGAGGGTAGTTAGGTTTAAGGAGGAGACTGCAGGGAATGGCGTACCAAGGCGAAAGGCTAGAAAGGAGACCAGGACGGTCTCGGAGATAATGGAAGAACTGTCCACGTTAGATGCTTCAACGGTGGCAGAAGATTTGAACGAGGCAGAACAGCAAGCCTTGATTGATTATGGGACAGAGACAGATGAGCAGCGAAAGGCACTTGACTCAGAGGTGAAGAGAGTCAAGAGCCTAGTATTGGCAACTGCAGAGTCTGAGGGGTGGAAGACAAAGACTGGACTGGAAGGAGCTGCAAAGATTTCCCCACGTACAAAGACAAGCATAGTCCCGAGAAAAATGGTGAAATTGCTGGCAAAGCTGAAGAAGCAGAAGCTGTTCGACACGTTGTTTAGTGTAAAGATTGGAGAGGTGAAGAAGTACCTGGGAGAAGATGTGCTCAAGCCAATCTCAATAGTCGAAACAAAGGCATATGGATCTGTGTCTTTTAAGAGGCTAAAGAAAAAGAAGAAGTAGCTCTGTTTAAATGTTCGCGTGGAATAGGAGCCCAAAAGGCCCCTATTTTTTTGCCTTTGTATGTAGGTGTACGAATGTGTGTAATAGGTACACTGTACCGATTCTGCTAACTCCCTGAAACCATTGACTAAAAAGACCATTTGAGAGCTGTGTAGCTGTGGAGAGTATACCTATTGCATAGCTGGCACAGAATGCTGTATGTGCCTGATATATAAGGTTTTTGTGAGAAGACCAATGCAAGCGCTTGCACTGAGTGTACCTATGATACCTATCCATTGCACTTTTGTGGCTGAAAAGCTTGACACTCACCATCCTCTATGTCAGTATTGATCAGACGTTGGAGGAATAGGTGATGAGTGTACCTATTGGCACCCATAAGCATATTGTAATTAAAAGTGAAGATGAGCGTTTAGTGTACGGAGAAGTATACTCTCCGCTGCATGTAGACACAGATACAGAAGCGATGACCAGGGACGAAATTCGTCGTATGGCTCATCGCTTTTTGGCATCTGGAAGGGTGAACAAGATTGATGTACAGCATGATAGAGAAGAGAGCGGCTGTGTTGTGGCCGAGTCTTTTATAGCCAAAGCTAATGATCCTGATGGTTTTATTGATGGTAGCTGGGTGCTTGGTGTATATGTTTTACCTGATGATCTGTGGGATGCTGTTAAAAAGGGGGAGATTAACGGCTTCTCTTTTTATGGGGCCGTTGATAAAGTTCCTACTGAAGTGATGGTTGAGGTGACCAAGAAGATGGAGGGAGAGACAGAAAAGTCCATTGCTGGTGCCCTGCCTGAGCATTCTCATCAAGTCACTCTTTTTTTTGGTGACAATGGGAGGATTATTGCTGGTCAAACTGAGGTTGCTATGGGGCATAGCCATGAGGTACTCCGAGCAACTGCCACAGAAAAAGCTTTGGGGCACAGCCACCGTTTGGTGACAATTGAAAACAATTAGGGGTGGAGTTGTGGCAATCAAGAAGATAGTAGAAACACAGCAGAAAGAGATAGCTTTTTTAGTGAACGTGGATCCAACGTTTGTATCACTGGTTCGCCACGGGGCTAATCAGCAGCCGTTTCGAGTAGTAAAGTCTGAAGAAAAAGGAGGTGTTGATGAAATGAGTATGGTAGTTCAAAGTATTTTGCTGCCTCAGAACGTGACTCTGGAGGAGCTACAGGCCAAAGGAGAACTGGCCTGGCTTGCAGAGGCGAAGTCAGACGAAGTTATTAAGCATGGGGAGTACACCAAGTTGATCCAGCTGAAGGAAGAGAAGTTTGACAGGTCTTCTTTGAACCTGGTTAAATTGGATTCTTCTGGAGCTTATGCTTTGGCCGGTCAGCTGGTGGACAAAACTGGATCAGATAAGGTGTTGACGCTAGGACGTACTGAGGTTGACAAGGTTCCACAGATCAGACAGTCCCCTATGGACTCGGTGATAGCAGAGGAGGCTCGCCCTGCTTTTGTACTGACATTCAGGGATATGTTTGAGAAGGAGTTGTCCAGTTTCCTGGATGTAGTGAGGGGGGCATTGAGCCAATCAGAGGCCGCTAATAAGCAGCGGAAAAAGATGGTGATGGATGCGCTGGGCGCATTCCAAAGTTTCCTGTCAATAGGGATTGATGCTCTTGGTACTGAAGGTGCCAAGATAGAGAAGTTAGAGCAGACCCTTAAAAAGCAGGATCATGGAGGTAACGATATGTTTCAGTTTGAGTCGGAGAAGGATTTTACAGACAAGGTGACTTCCATTGTCACGGAGGCCGTGGAGACAGCGGTGAAGGAGGTGGCCAAGCAGCCTGCTACTAAGAAAGAGGCAGAACTCCCGAATGCCAAAGCAGAGAAGGATGCAGAGAATGCCGAGGAAAAAGGGGGCACCAAGCTGTCTGAGGTGCTGGAGAAGATCGACGCTCTTGGTGCAGGCCTTAAGGGTCTTACGGAGAAGCATGAGAAGCTGGAGAGCCAGTTGGTGACTGATCCTGCAGGGGGTCAATCGGATGATGACATAGTGAAAAAGAATGAGGAGTTGGAGAAAGAGAAGCCTGGGGTCTTTGCAGGCCTGTTGGTAAGGCCGGCACCAACCAAGCAAGACCAAGCGGCTGTGTAGAAAGAATATAGGAGGTAATTTTTAGCCATGAAAAAGAGCAATCGATCCATAGTAGACAAGGCTGACCTTGCTGTCAGTGACCTTGTCAGTGCAGGTGGCTATCTGAATCCAATGCAGGCCGCCACCTTCATCCGTATGATGATTGACCAGCCAACCTTGCTGAATGAAATCAGGGTAGTTCCCATGAATTCTCCAACGATGGAGATCAACAAGATTGGTTTTGCGGAGAGAATCCTGCGGAAGGCCCCCACCAGTGGTACTGCATTAGCTGCGAGCAAAAGGGCAAAGCCGACCACAGACAAGGTAAGTCTGGCTACCAAGGAGATCATAGCGGAGGTCCATATTCCCTACGATGTATTGGAAGACAACATTGAACGTGGCCGCCTTGAAGATACCATTATGAGCCTGATTTCAGAACGTGCGTCTCTCGACCTTGAGGAGTTGTTACTGCTTGGTGGGACTGATGACACCGATGATTACCTGGAGCTGTGCGATGGTATGTTGGTCCAGGCGACCAGTCACGTTGTGGACTACAGCGCAACAATGCCCCAGATAACAAAAGAGGTCTTTAAAGCCGGAATCAAGGCAATGCCAAATAAGTACCTGCGGAACCGCCCGACAATGCGTTTTTACACGTCACCGGATGCTCAGGTGGAGTACATCGACAGCATTGCTGACCGTGAAACTGCCCTTGGTGACAGCAGGATTAAGGATAAAAAGTTCTATCCAAGGCAGGAGGTGGCTTACGGAGTTCCTGTAGTCCCAGCTGCTTTGATGCCAAACACTAACTACCTGTTCACGTTCCCGAAGAATTTGATTTTGGGAGTTCAGCGCCAGATCATGATTGAAACAGATCGTGACATTCGTGCACGGGTACTCATTGTAGTCCTGACCCTTCGTGTTGATATTAAGTACGAGGAAGAGGATGCTGTTGTTAAGTGTCTGGGATTGAATCCGAATGATCTTACGACCACTACAGCTCCGTAGGAGCTATTGAGGTAACTGATGATGCCGAAAGTGACACTGCTCGGCGCTGAGGGATGCCGTTATGATCTTGTTATTGGAGTAAAGACGTATGTGTTCAACTCTGGACGCCCAAAAGCGGTCCCTGTTGCAGTAGCGTTAGAAGCTAAGAAACGGACCAATGCAAAAGGCAGTCCATTATTTGCAGTAGAAGACATGCCGACTATTGTCGAGAAGCAAGCAGAAACGGCACCTGAAAGTGCTGTGGATCAGAATGGTCCGGACCAGAGTGGCCCGGTTCAAGATGCTCCAGATCAGAATTCCGCGGCGCTGCATCTTAACGAAAGGCAGAGGGTATTTGAACAATGGCCCTTAGAGTTCACGTAGGTGGAGCAGAATCGGACAGTTTTGCTACAGTAGCGGAAGCAGACACTGCATTAGAGTTGCTGGGCAATACTGGTGTATGGGAAACCCTGTCTGTTGAAGCAAAGGAGTTGCGCCTTAAGTTGGGGGCGCAAATAATGGGTCACCTGCCTCTTCGCGGGAGGACCGTTTTTAGGAATCAACGCCTTTGTTTTCCAAGGACATGCCAGTCTTACAGCCAACGATTCTTAATACCCGGAGACGTAAAGACTGCTCAAGCATTTATTGCTTACAGTGTTATTCACAGAGCCCTGTTGAGTCAACCTGCCGTAGCTGATGGACTGCCTGGCCAGTTTGGAAGGCCATCCCAGATCTCATTGGCAGGTTTGGTGTCAGTGTCTTTTTCGGGATCAGCAGCAGGGGGAAGCCTGCTAGATTTACTTGTGAGGGCTACACCATTCCCCGTGTACCAGCTACTGAAGCCGTATCTTTCCCAGATCAGAGGAGGTAGTATCTCTGACGCAGAAGACGCAAGAACGTTGTCCACGACTACTACTACAACCATTTTGATAGTGACGACCACGACCACTTCATAGGAGGTGACAGTATATGGCTATAGGAACTAAAGTAGGTACGATAGGAAAGGCCTCTACCAGAGTTGGGCCTGTTATTGGTGTTGGGTCCAAAAGGACCGGTTCGGTGGGCAGGAGTAAAGCGCGCTTTGGGTCTGCCTTGACACTGGATCAGAACAAGACAAAAGTAGCATACCCGACCACCACAACAACTGTGTAGAATGTAATGCCAAGTACAATCTTCTCAGCAATTAAAGACCCAGTTCACTGCCTTATAGCAGAGTTAATGAGGTCTGAAGATTTTAATGAGAAGGTGACGTATAGGCGCTATACAGGGCAAGCATTTGACAAGACAGTTGGGTATGTAAAGAATACGTATGAGGACATAAAGGGGTTGAATGCAGTGCGTATGCGCCACACTAGAGAAAGTGTCAAAGCCTCAACGTCTGATGTCCAGGTTGGCGATTTGCTGTTTTTATTTGATGCTGCAACGTTTCCGTCTGAGCCTTCACTGAAAGATCTTGTAGTGACCGAAGCTGGGGATGAGCTTGGGGTAAAAGGACTAGATGAGATTTTAACCTTTGCTGTAAGTGTGACGATTGTAGGTGTGAAATGATTAGTGCGAACGTTCAGCTTCAGGGTATAGAGCAGATAATGGCTGTGCTGCGTGCCCTCCCTGTTGCATTTGATATTGGAGTTGAAGATGCCTCTAAAACGCTCCGTACCTTGGCAGAAGGGGCTACGCCACGGTCCCAGTTTGTAAAGGCACATGCTCAGGACCAGTGGGGCCAGGTGGAAAGGCACTCTGGTGGATTCTCCTTCACCAACCCTGCTGGCTACATGGGAATTTTGGAGGAGGGTTTGTATCCCATGGAGCAGTCAGCCCGTACCATAGGTGGCTTTTCAAGACAAGCACCTAGTGGCATTTTGGGACCACTGGTAGATGACGAAACAGTGCTGCAGCGTATTGCCGAACTTGTTGTAGAACAACTGGAGAAGGAAGTAAACCGTGCTGGAGCGTGAAGCAATTCTTGCAGCCTTGTGGAAGAGAATGGCTGCAGTAAGCGGTGTTGCCCGAACTGCACGTAACCCGGTGGACCCTCCAAGTTTGGAGGATTTGCCATGCATTAATATGTTTGAGCTACAGGACAAAGTTGTAGGTGTAAAAAAGCGTGGAGCCTCACTGCTGCCAGAGTACAGAAGAGAGGTAAGTGTGGCACTTGAGGTGTTTGTGGCTGGAAGCTCAGAACCACAGTCAAGTCAAGCACTCGGCCTTTTTGTTCAGGATGTAAAAAGAAAACTGTATGAAGGAGGTGTAACCCTTGGCCTCAAAGGTGTTGAGGTGGAGGAGACAGATGCAAGTCAGATTCTTAGGCCTTCGAAGATGGATAGTGTGGCTGGGATAGGAATTTTGTTGAAGATTAAATATGTAGAAGATGTAACCAAACTTGAAAATTAGTATAAGCTGAGTGTAAGGAGGACTAGATTATGACAGTAGAAGCGCACAGTACAGCATTGTACACGCTGGGCAAGGGTGTCTTGTCTATTGCTGAATGGGATGGGACCACTCCACCTGATCCTGCAGATTTTGTAGATGTGGGCAACAGCCCAAGATTTGAGGTCACAGTCACCGAAGAGAAACTTGATCACTTCAGCTCTCGATCTGGAGTACGACTGAAGGATAAGACTGTAACATTAGAGGTGGGCTACTCAGTCAACTTTGACCTGGACGAAGTTTCACTGAAGAACTTAGCAATGTTCTTGCGTGGGACAATCTCCGGAGCAGTGATTTCTGCGGCCACTGCATTGGACAAAGAACACGCCCTCAAGTTTATTACTGACAATGCTGCGGGGGAGAATGAAAAGTGGGAGCTTTGGAGATGTAGATTAACCCCTGGCGGGGCGTTCAACCTGATAAGTGATGACTGGAGCATGATGTCTTTTACAGGTGAGGGTTTGGCTGATACTGATAATCACTCAGGCAGCCCCTATTTTGACGTGACTTGGGTAACTACTACAACGACTGTATAGTCCAGCACGACTCAACTTCCACGCTTTTTGGCGTAAGGAGGAGTTGACAGCTGTCCATAACAGTAATCGGTGCAGATAGGTTAAGCATAACGATTGTATGGAGAAGATAATATGGCAGAAGAACTTAGTATTTTATTTCCAGGAGAAGATGTTGAGTTAGAAGACGGTAAAATTGTTACGGTGCGGCCATTACCGCTTTCAGACCTACCGAAGGTGATGACAGCTTTCTGTGAGATTATGCGTATGGCAGACAAGGGGGCTGCGCCAGCGGAGATAGCGTTGACAGGTTTTGCCGAGCTGTTGAAGATCCTTCCTTATTGTGTAGACAGACCCACCGAAGAAATTCAAGCAGTTTATGTGCCAGACATCCTTGATGTGGTTTTAAAACAGAATGTGACAGCTGCATCAGTGGCAAAGTGGAAGACTCTGATCCAAAGAGTGTCGGAGCAGTTCCCAATGATGGGAAAAGTTCCGGCGGATCAGAGTATTCACTCGAAGAAGTAATTGCCGCAAACATAGAGGTGTTGATTAGTGAGGGACACAGTTTTGGTGACATACGCAAATACAGTTTTCCACAGCTTTTACTGTTTGTGCGGTTGGTGCAGGCACGCTGGAGAAGGGAATCAGAAGTATTAAGTAAGGAGCCTAGGGGAAAAGATGGCGACGAAGGATGTACAGTTAAGACTCGTTATCTCCGCGATAAACCAAGCGGGAAAAGAGCTAAATCAAATAGGCCAGCAGTTAAAGTCCGTAAGTAGCCAAGCCGAAGATCTGGGCTCGACCTCTATAAATGCCGGGAAACGTGGAGCTACTGGGATTGGTCGTCTAGGTGTGGCTTTAGACAAGCTGAAGCCGAAGTTTGAGGCCATCACCAGGGCTTCAGATCAGATGGTGTCAGCAGGAATGCAGATTGGGGCGGTTGGAGCTTCACTGCTGGCCGCCGCTGTTTTTCCAGTGGCCAAGGCTGCAAGTTTTGAAAAGGCAATGTCCGATGTTAGGGCTGTGACATCTGGAACTGCCGAAGATTTTGAGGTGTTAGGTGCAAAGGCAAAAGAGTTAGGAGCTACAACGGAGTTCACGGCTAAGCAGGCGGCTGAAGGCATGAACTTTTTGGGCATGGCAGGACTTACTGCCAAAGAGTCACTTGATGCTATCACTCCCTCCCTTTTATTGGCATCGGCTGGTGGTTTAGAGTTGGCTGATGCCGCCGACATCGCAACAAATATTTTGAAAGGCCTTGGCATGGAGACCAAGGAGCTTTCCAACGTAGTAGATGTTCTTGCCTACACGGCGAACAATTCAAACCAGTCAGTTATGCAGCTTGGAGAGGCTTTTTCGTATTCTGCCCCATTCATCCAAGACGCAGGGATTTCGATTGAGTTAGCTTCTGCAATGTTGGCACAGTTTGCAGATGCGGGTGTTCGGTCAACCAGAGGTGGCACAGCACTGCGTGGTGTAATTCTTGGGCTTGCAAAGGTAACTCCGTTGGCAGCAAAGGCATTAGACCGCTTAGGTGTACAGGTGTCTAAGAACGACGACGGGACGATTGACTACATGAAGACTTTGCAAGACCTGAACGAGGCAGGGGCTACTACATCTGACTGGGCTGATATTTTCACCCGCTCCTTTGGGGGTATAGCATCATTGCTCTCAAAGAATATAGAGGGCACCAAGGAGTTTGCAGCAGCATTACAACAAGTGAATGGGGTTGCCAAGGAGACTGCGGAGACAAGACTGATGAACCTTTGGGGCGCGATCAAGTTGCTGACGTCTGCCCTTAGTGGCTTGGCGACAGCAGCGGGGAGTCCTCTGCTGAAACCTATTACAGAGTTAACTATTGGATTGGCTAAAGTTATCTCTGGTATGGCTAAGTGGGCAGCTGAGAATTCTGGTATGGCAGGGACACTCACAGCATTAGTAGGGGGCTTGGGTCTTTTGCTGACATTGATCGCGGGAATCTTGGTTCCGATTGGACTGCTTGGAAAGTTGATAGGTGCGGTTGGTGCTGGTTTTGGGGCGTGGGGAAAAGTACTTGGTAAAGTGAAAACCAGCCTGATCAAATTTAAAGCTGTGTTGTCTAGTGTGGATTTGGCAGCCTCCCTGCTTGGTCGCGCGTTTATAGCCCTTGGCTTGACAATGGCTACATGGGATATTTTACGAGTTGTGGAAGGTTTTGTTAGGTGGCGATTGGCGGCAGCCAAGGCTAGAGAAGCTACTAGGCAGCTCAAGGATCAGGGTGACCTGTTGGTGGACAAGTTTAGGGAGTTCAAGGATACTCCACTTCCGAAGACGGTAGATTGGGCTGGTAAAACGTCTGAGCAGCTTAGGGTGATGAATGAAGAGCTGATAAAAGCCCACTTGTACTGGAGAGGTATTAAAAGCCAGTTGGAAGAAAGGGCGGAGGAGAAAACTTTTTGGTTTTTTGAGACGGAGGGTGCTAAGAAAGCTAAGGCCCAGCTTGTTGGAGTGAATGAAAGGCTTGAGCAGTTCGCGGCTATCCGAAAGCAGCTTTTTGAGGCGCAGCAGAAAGATGGCGGGGACTTGACACTTACTGTCGGAGTAGAGCTGGATGAGAAAGAGCTTGCACTTTTGCAGACGGAGGTTGATGGTTTAAATGAGCAAATACAGAGCTCGATTACCCAGTCATTTGCTACTATAGATGCGTCTCCACTGGTTGATAAGCTACTGGATGCCCAGTTGCAGATTGAGCGGGATACGGAGTTGTCTGACGAGCGGCGTTCCAGGCGTTCCCAGGAGATTGAAAATGAGCTTGCGGATGCTCGCATTTCAATCATTAAAAATGCGTTGGACAAGGCCCGCACGGCTTGGGACGATTATGGGAATGCCCAGCGTACGATAGCTACTGCAGCTTTTAATGCCCAGAAGATGACCCAGAAGGAGTATGCAGCAAGAGTAGTAGAGATCTCAAAGGAAGTAACTGAAAAGAAGAAGCAGACTTTTGAGCAGGCTACGGCCTACCTTGAAAGGGAGCTTGCTAAGAGTTTGAGTGCTGAGAAGCAGCTTGCTGCCGCAATTAAGGGGATACAGGAGGACATTGCCGGTTTTCATATGTCGGCGGCGGAGAAAATACGAGATCTTAGACGCAAGGGTATGACGGATGAGCAAGCCTACTATGATAGAGTATCTGAGCTGAATGAAAAGCTGGCCAAGGCCCGTGCTTTGGACCCAACGCAGTATGAGGAGGCCAAGAAGTTATTTGAGGAAGTAAAGAATACGGCTGGAAGCTTAGTTGGGGAGGTGAAACGAGGCGACACGGTTATTGTTTCAAATCAACAGACCTTGAATACAGCTATTGGGATGATACAGCAGGCAGAGGACGGGATGACCAGTGCGGCAACGGCGGCACAGAGTGCAGTTAAACAACGACTGGAGACCCAGCAGCAAGAGTCAGCTGTAATCCTAGGTAGCCTAGGCAAAGTTCGGGAGGAGTTGAACTGGCTAAAGCAAGACTTTGCAAAGTTGTCTGATATGCAGCTTTCTATAGACTTTGGCTCTGTTAATGATGATTTGGATGCTTTGCAAGCAAAGGTGGCTGACTTGGAGGGAGCCGAAGTTCATGTCGAGGTTTCTGGCACAGCAGAAGTTGAGGAGTTAGACGACGCTATTACTGGGTTGGATGACAAAGATGTAGAAGCAAAAGCAAAGGTGTTTGGAAAGGAGGAGGCGGACAGTTTGCATGATTCGATAGAGGCACTGCACGATAAGACTGTCACGGTTACTACACGCTATGTGACAGAAGAGGTAGCGCCAACAGCCATGTCTAAGGGTGGGCAGATGCAAGCGCTTGCAATGGGGGGCAAGCTTCCAGGTTTTGGTGGGGGAGACAAGATCAAAGCTTTGCTGGAGGCAGGAGAGTTTGTTGTAAATAAGTTTGCAGTTAAAAAATATGGGGCGGCGATGTTCGATTCGTATAATAAGATGCTCGCTCCAGTTGCATCGGCAATGGTAAGGCCAGCACACTTTGCTTTTGGGGGGTTTGTTGGCAAAAAGCGCCCAGATTTTGGAGGTGGCAAGGCCCCAGGTAATTTATCTGATATCGATGCAATTATAGCTAAGCTTTCAAAGGCTATCGATGTTTTGAACCTGGCCGCGTCAGGGTTGGTTACTGCAGAGGGGGCACGAGGGAGCGGGAGAAATCTTTTTTATTTGGGGAATAAGAGGGCACCCGGACAATATAAAGAAGGAGAAAAACCAGCTTTGCGTCCCGAGGATTATAAGGTTTCTCTCCCATCTGTGCTGAAGAATCTTACTGCAGATCTCACAAAAAGCCTCAAGGAAGTACGGGAGGAGGATAAGACTATCGTAGACGAGGTTATAGAATTGCTGGCTCCCGGAGGAGTTAAACCAGAAGACGTAAAGAAGAGGATAGGCAATCGTAAGTTGCCTAGAGCTTCAGATGTAGAAAAGGTTGTTTTAGATTTGGAG